TCAGCGACCAAACCGCCGTGCGATCAGCGCGCCGGCATCGCCGATCACGATGGCAGGCACCAGCACCAGCGCCATGCTGTGGATATCAGGCGGAACGTCTATCACGACGAGATGAAGCCCGAGCCATGGATTGATGATCTGGACGAGATAGATCGACGCCCACCACATGCCGAAAGGAACGACGATCAGCCAGCGGCCGACCCGCGTCGCACTCCAGCGGTCGGCAGCCTCGGCCACAGCAATATCGCGCGCCGCCTCGATGCCTTTGATCGCCTGCTCGGCTGCAAGACGCTTCTCATCGGTCTCGGCGTCGAGCTTCGCCTTCCAGGCGGAAAGCAGCGGCGCCGTGAACGTCTCCATCACGCCGCCGAGAAGAAGCCTCGCGAGCCAGCTCATCGCGCCCACCCGAACCGATTGGCAAGATAATACCAGGCTTCCGCGGAAAGGCCGACGACGGCGCCGGCGGCGATTTCGACCATCATCGAAATATCGGGATCATTGGAAACCAGACTGCCGATCTCCGGCGAAAAAACGCCCTTTGCCACCAATGCGGCGGCGAGATAGCGCAGGCCAATGCGAATGATCACACTTGTCATGTCAGATGTCTCCTTGGAGTGTCCATCTTAAGGCGGCAAGAGTTGAGCGTTGGACTAGGGACCGATCTGCGTGAAAGAACCAGACGCAATGATCTTGAAGGCGGCGCCGACTGCGAGGACAATGACAGGGGTGAGAACGGCCCAGATGGCCCTACCGATTCTGTTCGTCAGCTTATCGACGCTACCCTCGATCCGCGCCAAGGCGGCGTTGATGTGCGGATGCTGCGCTTCTAGATTGACGACACGCTCCTTCAAGCCGCTCACCCTTTCGTGCAGCTTCTCGATCTCCGCCCTGACTTGCTGATCCATGGATTTACTCGACCTGTTTTATCGGAGCGGGTTCAGAGGGGGCCAAACGTCGGGCTGCCGAGAAGTTGGCGAACAGCATTTGAAGAATTGAATCCTATACCGTCCACCGTTGATTTTCCCGTTCTCATTGGGCAATTGACATCATGCAGGCACCCGTGGAACCGTGTAGTCATCCCAACCGTGGGTGCTAACAACGCAATTACCAGTGCCAATGACTAAGTCGAAGCGCATCCACATGAGCCCCGCTACCGTGGTGCGCATCTTGGCCCCGATCTGAAGCCTAGTCGCGCTGGCGGCAACGTTGATATAGAGGTTGGCGTCGCCCGCAGCCGCTGCAGTCTCCTCGGTGTCGCCGCGGAGGTTAACCGCAGAGTTGGCGTCGGCTTGTGCCTGAAGAAACAGACGGGCATCCGTCGAAATACCCTTAGGGAGGCCCACCGGATTGTAAGTGGGGAAATCGAAAGCAGCTGAGCTTACCAATTCCTGTATGTTGGTGTTAAGCTTCACCCGGCTCCCATACTGCTTAAACCCAACAATCTGCGAACTAGAATTTGTCAAGAAGGACCCGATCCGACTGTTCGGCAGAACTTCCCAACCAGCCGGCACCGTCGCGCCTGCCGAGCTGTTCGAAAGCGATGCGATGAAATCCCCGACGCTGATGTCGGAGAGCTTGCGCAGCAAGTAGATATGGTACGTTTTGCTTGCCGCAACTGAGCCGGTGTCCAAGAAGCCGCCGCCCGTTCCCGCCGACCAGGCGGCGTTCAGCCTCTTGGTCAAAACGGGGCCGAAGGAAATGTATTTCCCGCCGAAGCGGGCATCGCCGGCGCTGATGTCGAGGTTGGTGAGCGGAACGCCGATATTGGGGTTTGGAACCAGCCCGCGAACGAAATCAGGCAAGACCAGCTTGGCTGCGATAGCGTCCCTGTCGGCCTGCAGGTCGGAGATTTTCGCGGCCGTCACGGTTCCGTCGGTCGGCACCCAACCAGCGCCGCCATAGACCCGCATGCCCCGGTCCACGCTGTTGAAATAGAGGTCGCCGTCCCGCAGCGCCGATCCGTCCGCTCTGAAAACCGGATTGACGGTGGAAGCGCCGAGATAGACATCGGCAAAATTCGTCACGTCTTGAATATTCGCAGCGACAGTCTCGACATCGCTCGCGACGGCCGCAACGGCAACGGTCTGCGCCGCGATCGCGGCAACGGCCGCCACCTGCGCCGCGACAGGAGCAATGGTCGCGATCTGAGAGGCGACGTTGGCCGCCGGCGGAATGCTCTGCGCCACACCCGCCAGCTCCGTCACCGCCTCGATGATCGAGGCCAAGCGCAGCACGCCGTTGATCAGCTCGGCAATCTCCGTCGGCGTCGAGGTCGGAGAAACCACGATCGCCCGGTCCAGCCGCTCGCTCAGCTGCAGGTCACGCTGTGCGGCGACGTCGAGCGCGGTTTCGATGGTCTTTGCCGAAAACGGCCCCTGGTTCTCGAGCTCCGTTTCCTGGGTAAACGGCACGTTGAGCAGCAGCGTGATCGTCTCCTGACCGGAAGGAGCGCCGCTCGTCGCGGTATTGATCGAACCGCCCTCGGGATTGCCGACGCCGGAAACACTGTAATCGGCGCTGAGCGTCAGGATCTCTTCGTCGCCATTGGCGCGCCGCTTGATGACGAGCAGATGCCGCTCGTCGGCGATAAAGAAATCATAGTCGAAAACGGTCGTTACCCCATTGCCGGGATAGGGACCGGATCGATTGTTCGTGCTTGATATCGTCATGTACCGTCACTCGCTTGGTTTCCAAAAACCATAGGTGCGAATGGTTGTTTCCCCATCTGGCCGGAGCGGATATTTCGGCGGGGGAAACTTCCTGTTTCAGCGCGGCGCCATGTGTTCCAGCTTCTTCAAACTGCCCAAGACACCGCAAAGCACGTGGATGGCATACTGAGATTCCGGTCATCGGGCCATGGATGCTCCCGGCCGCGCCCTGCCTCTCTCGACGCCGTATTCGTTCAACTGTCGAAAAATCGCGTCATCATCTGAAAGTGGATCGAAGATCCCCAGAGCCGCCGGCAGATCGCGGATCGCAGCCGAGTCGAAAATTTAGTTCTCTGCGGCTCGTTGCAGCTTATTCACGGGGCGCAGCGCCTTCCGCTTGACGCGGGCAATTTCGGCATCCTTGTCTACCCCCTCGACGGCACGCCGCGACTGCTCGTCGGCATCGGCGGCTTTGGGATCACTACGCGCCTTCTTCACAGGCCGCTGCGCCTTCGACTTGGCGCGGGCGGTTTCAGCATCCTTGTCTACCCCCTCGACGGCGCGCCGTGCCTGCTCATCGACGTCGACGGCTTCACCATCTCCAGGTGTTTTTTTCACGAAGCGCTGTGTCTCATGGTGGACTCGCGTGGCTTCGGCATCCTTCTCCGCACTCTCGACAGCGCGTCGCGCCATATCGTCGATGCTCGCGGCTTCGGCATTTTTCTCAGCCTCCGTCATGAGTTCCTGCACGCGCGCATTGAATTCCGCCACCTCCTTCGCCGTTGCACCGTTGAAATCAAACCGCGCGCTTTTCGTGAAGATCGGATCGAGTTTCGAGCCTGCAATTCCTGCCGCATAGGACGCGGTTGGAATTCTCAGATCACGATTGGCCGCAAGAGCAAAGTTGAGATCGTTGGCATTAATGCCGGGAAGCTGGGCGATGAACGGATACGGATTGATCCCCTGCTTCTGGAGATCACCGAACAATTCGCGCACCGGAACATTCAAATACTCTATAGGGTTGTTCGCAACTGCCTGCGCGACGTACTGGCGAAACCTCTCCGGATCGCGTTGACGCAGCTTGGATGCCTGGGCCGCCTTGGATAGCTCAGCGATGCTCACCTGCGCCGCGCCAGTTTCTGCTGTATTAACCCGTGCGCCATCAAGATGGCCGGATAACGCAGCTTTGAAGCCCGTCTGACCTCCTTTGAGCAGCATTGCGCCAACGCCACTAGACAGGGCATTATGGAGGACGCTGGCAGACAAGTCCTGGTCCGGCGCATACAGATACTTCGCGATTGCATTCTTGGCTGCTTGCTGAATGGCACCCTGAGCGCCTGAGACCCCGCCCGCAATGACAAGATCGGTCAAAAATTTAGTGGCGCCCGTCTGTGGTAAGCGCTTCGCCAAACCGCTGGGAACAAGGCGCTCTGGCGAAATGCCGCTGATGAATCCAGCGGGCAAGGCCAAGTAAGCCGCCGTCGATTGCGTAGCTTGGTCCTGACCCGCCTTGCGGGCCTCTCGAGCTGCACCACCGGCGGCTTCCAACATACTGTAATACTTGGTTCCTTTGCCACGCGTAAGCAGCCCCACAACAAAGGCAGGGAAAGCCGAACCGACTGCTTCGCCGGCTTGCCTAGACCAGCTATCTTTCATCTCAGGGCTGGCAGCGAAGAAATCTTCACTGTTGTCGCTCACCCACGCGCCACTCGATTGGATAGCATCTACCGCCATTTCAAGAAAATTCGGGGGCTCCCCCTCAATTAAAGAAAGGACATTCTCCGGCGTCATATCGCCTGACACGATACCGTCGAGGTAGATCCTCCCCTCCATTGGATCCAGGGCGCTCTGGTGATATAATTTCTGTCTTACGATTTCTATCTCATCTGCGGACCACGTCTTTGGATTGATCGCGGCGATAGCTGACAGCATGGAATTGCGAGCAGTGGGATCGACATGTGGCACCCACGGCCTAGCCAGAGCGCCCGTACCCTCTACAGTCTTACCGACCCCCACCCCGGCATTTCCCACAAAGCCCTTTACGACCTCACTTGCGCCCAAGGCAAAAGCGGAGGGCGGCCCAGGAATGAGCGCAGAAATGGCTTGTTCGCGCGTCATATTGCCGTCGCGCACGTTCTTAAGCACCAAATGCCAAATGTCCTGATTCACCCCTAACTGCTTGTCTATCCGGTCTTCCAGCGCCGCGGCATCATCCTTCCCCTTCCCCCTGGCTCCAGCGATCTCCTCCGCCAAGGCCTCCTGTACGGTCTTCGTGGGTGGGGCCGGAGGTCCCTCCTTGGCAGGCTTGGCCGGCGACTCGTGATTGCCAGGCTTGGTCGCAGCCACCTGAACGCCCGTTGCCTTGGGTGCCCATTCAAACCACCCAAGATTCTCGATATCATCGCCTGCCAAATCCGCATTTCCGGGCGTGCGCAACCAGTCGGCCAGTACTGGGGCCTCGGAAAGAATCTTCGCGTTTTGCGCTTCCTGCATTTTCTGCCGGAAGGTGTCGCGAAACTGCCTTATCAGTTCCAGCGGCGGCGCCGGACGGCCTGTCGCTCTCGCATAGTCCTCAGCGAGGCGGCGATCGCTCGCCACCTGATCGGGGTCTTCCGAGGAACGGAGGACGATATCGGCCGCAGCGGCGTCAGCCTTTAGGCGACTGGTTTTTTGTATGTTCGCTTCCGGCAGCGGCACCGGACCGCCTGATGTCTCCGCGTTTCGGAGATCCTTTCCCGGATGCTCGAGGTTGTCATCAGGGGTGCGCGAGACGACACCGGCGCCTGCGGCATCTGCCCCTAACCTGCTGGTCTTTTGTATGTTCGTTTCCGGCAGCGACACCGGACTGCGTGGTGTCTCCGCGTTTCGGAGATCGCTCGCCGGCTGCTCGGGGTGGTCATCTGCGGCGTGCGGGATAGCATCGGCGGCAACGTTGGCGCCTAGCCGGCCGGTCTTTCGTATCTTGGTTTCCGGCAGCGTTTCCAATAGCTTGTCTCCAAATATGGTGGGGAGACAAGTTTAGAACTCGGACAGTTGGCATCATGAATGACGGTCCGCCACTTTCATCAGCGCCCGGCAGCCAACGCAAGCAGCGAAACGATGCCCTTGTAATAGCCCATCACCTCGGCCTCGTTCGGCTCCCTGCCGAGTTCGCGCGAAAGTTCTTGTGCCAGCGCCTGCCGGGCATCAGCGGGAATATCCGCCCAATCGGGTACATCGACCACTGGATTTTCCGCCACCGGCTCCGGCTTGCGCAGCACGATCGGCAGCAGCAGTTTGTTGCGCATCGACGAGATATCGAGTTCGCTCGGCGGCTTGCCGTTGTTCTCCTTCTTGAACGCCGCCATCTCGTCGGCGAGCGCGTTCTGGAACCGCGCGATCTGCTGGATCGCCGCCTGCCGCTCGGCCCCTCGCCTGCCGTTTGCGGTAATGCCAATAGCTTCGAGCTGCGTTTTCGATTCCGCGAAGGCTTGGGCGAGCTGCAGCCCCTCGCGTTTGGTCTCCGCCTGGCTTGTCCCGGCCCCGGTCTGCTGTTCCGTCAGTTCGCGAAACGCATCCGGGCTCAGCCTGCCGCGGTAGTCGTTGAGGTCGACATTGGCGAATCGATCTGGATCAGTGGCGGCTTGTTTGCGCATATCATAGAGCAGCACCTCGTCGCCCTGCGCCGCCCGGCCCTTTGCCGCCATGTGCATATAATTCCACGCCGCAGACACCGCCTCCATGCCGGCCACTTGGCGAATTTCTCGCGGCACATCATCCGGCGTCTTGCCCGCATCGATCGCCCGCCAAAGCTCGGCCTTGGCCTGTTTCATCCTGGCCTCTTCGGCTCTCGCCTGCGTCTCCAGCGCGGACTGGACGCGGTTTTGTGTCAACTGGCGCACCTTGTCGTCGCTGATGCCGGCAAGGCTCTTCTCGATATCGTCGGTGGAGGGGCCAAGCGCGCGCGGCGCCACCTTGTTGCCGCGTGGCGCCACCGTGCCGCCGCGCGTCGAAAACGGCGCCGCCTGCTCGGGATCGTCGGTGACGGGGAAATACATGCCGTATCGCCCGGCATTGTTGTTGACATAGTCGAGCACGTCCTTCGGCACGGCGCCGGATTTCAGCGACTGGCCCTTCCAGCCGAGATCGACGGCATTGGCTGCGCCCTTCGCGCTGCCGAGGATCTGCAGCCCGTCGCGAATGGCGGGCGGCGCATCCTCGATCATCGCGGCAAGATTGGTGGCGAAACTTTCGTCGAGCCTGTCGACAACATCCGTGCCACTGCCGGCAGCCCGCGCGGCAAGCGCCTGGCGCAGCCTTGTCGGCGCCGCAGCCGCCGCCGCGTGGCCGGACGACGCGCCGGCGTCCACAAGATCGCCGGCGGCATCTCCCGATGGCTCGGAAACCCGCCTGCCCCGAGACAGGATCGCGCCCGCCTCGCGCTTGGAGTGCTCGTTGCTGATCTCGTTTTCCAGCGCCTCCGTCAGCATGCCGTTGTCGGCGCCGGTCATCTGCCCGGCATGATCCTTCCTGTAGCGGTCGGCGGCAATCGGGTCGTCGTCGGCCAGCCGAAGCGTGATGTCCCTATGGACGCCGGAGACGAATTGGCTGCCACGCGCCATCATCGTATCGCCGCTCCAGCCCTCCAGCCGTCCCTGCTCCTGCAGTTCCAGGAGGCCGGCCGCGACATTCTTGGTCACCAGATCAGGACGCGTGAAATTCACCACCGCATCCCTGGCGAAGCTGTCGACGCGCGCGGCGGCATTCTGCTGAAACCAGACCTTGCGCTGCTGGCCGGAATAGACGATCGCGCTTTGCAGCGAGGCATTGATCCTGGCATCGGCGGCCCGGCCATAGAGTTCGGCCGCCTCGCCCGAAAGGCCGGCGCCGAATTCTTTCCGCTTTTCCATGAGCCGCCGTTCGTAATCGGCGCGGCCATCGACCGCCGCGCGGCCCGTGAGCGTCATGAAGCCGCCCTCGCCGTATCGGGCATTGCGGTCCCAGGCCGCAAGCTGGTTCTCCTGCTCCTTGGCGCGCATGACGCTCTCGAGCGCCTTGGGATCGGCTGGCTTCTGTTCGGCAGCGCCGCCATTTGCCGTCTGCTGAGCGTCCTCACGCTGCTTCTTGACGTTGGAGATCGATGTCCCGAGGTTTTCAATCCCCTTCGACAAATCCCCCATGCCTCTGCCAATGGCCGCGCCGAAGTTTTCGGCGTCTGCCTTGACATCGAGCTTGCTCTGAAAGATCGGCCGCGTCGTGACATTGGACTGGTATTCGGGAACGGTGACCATGGCTCGCCCTCACTTCTTATTGGGTGTCGTCGCTGTGGTGGATGTCGTGGGTTTGTTGATCCCCTCATAGGCCTTGCCCACCCCGGTCAGGATCGAGCCCGCCGCAGCCAGATAGTGCCGCAACAGTTGATCCCTCCACTCGACCGAGCCCCTGAGAAAGCCGGCTGAGTGGCGTTCGATGGCGTCGGTTCCGAGCAGCCATGGAGCGCCGACGCCGGCGAGGATGTTGATGGCCCCGACCCCAAAAATCGCTTCAGCCCGCCCGTCGATTGAAACTGTCCAGGCGGCCGAGGATTTGCGCAGCGAATAGGTGATCGCCTCCACCGGCGTCATGCCGGAAGCTTTCCACACTTCGTCGCGGTCCGCCCGGCGCATGCGCCGGGCGATCCAGCGCACATCGAGTGCGCGGACCGGCAAGACGCGGATCTCAGCGGCCAAGGGTGATATCCGGCATGATGGCGAGAATGGTCATCGGCAGCGGATCGAACTGCTTGATCCACATGTTGCCGCCGGTATCCCAGTCCCATTGCGGCGTCAGCGAGATATCGCCGGTGACGGGCTCGATCGGATCGTCCCAATCCTCCGTCGAGCGCTGCTTGTATTCGACGAGATGCTCATCGCCGCGCACGCCGTCACGCGGGCCGATGAAGATGCCACGCGTCTGCTCGACCCTCAGGGTGACGTTGCTGACGGATTTCTGCCGCCCCTGCACGGTGCCGAGCCCGCCGACATTGCCGAGATCGATATCGAGCGTCTGCAGCGCCGAAACGATAGGCAGGCCGACATGCACTTTGAATGCGGGGACATCGAGCGTGACGGTCCCGCCTGATACCGTCAGGTTGCGAACGACGTTGCCGTCGGCGAGCGCCACCACCTTCTGCCCCTCGAGATGGCCGAGCCCGCCGATGACAGTGGCCGGCGCCCCGCTGTAGGTCAGGCCGCAATCGACGAAGAAGGCATCGTTGACCGATTGAAAGACGCGGCTGTGCAGCCGTTCGATATAGCGCCGCGACTGGCCGCCGATCGTGCGTCTGACAAGGAAATAGGGCACGTCCTCATTGCCTTCGGCAATCACGGTGACATCTTCGAACACGGCGTTGTTGTCAGGTCCGCTTTCATGGCGTGTCCAGGCCCAGACGTCGTGCTCCTTGAGATAGGTGAGCGAAACGAGCGCGCCGTTGTCAAGCACCACCCAGGCGATCGAATAGGGCGCCTGGGCATAGGCCCAGGCCTTGATGCGCCGGTTCTCGAAGAGGTGGCGGGCAAGGATGGTGAGGTCTTTGCCGACGAAGCTGTCCTCGGCATAGACATAGCTGAAATCGCGCACGACCCCGCCACGCTCCTGGGCAAACAGCACCGTGTTGCCGACGACGATCGGCTGCACCCTGGCGGCTCCGCGATAGCCCTGGTTGTCGATCTTGATCGACGAGGGAGAAATGGCATCGGACTGCGAGCCGCCGCTGACGATCCATTCGGCACCTGACGTCAAAAGCATCAGCCCGCGCAGCGCCAGCATCGAGCGGATCTCGTTCACCTGCCGGGCGCGAATGCGGAAGGTCACGGCATCGCTTGCCTTGGACGGCGAGGAATAGCCGAAATTCTCGTAATTGGCCGATTGCGACAGCCAGACCGCCTGCGGATCGTTCTTCGTCGAGGCGAAGGCGAGCCGCTGTTCGATGAAGGTCGCGCAGCGCGGGTAGTTGCCGGCGCTGTTAAAGGGATTGCGCGCCGTCTGCGGCGTATCGGCAAGATCGGCCGCGATATTGTCGTCATCGAACAGCAGTCCGGCCGTGCCGCCGATATAGCCATAGACGCCGTTGTCGTTCTTGTAGACGATATAGCGCGACGCACCCGCCACCGCAGCCCAGGTGATGCGGTTCCTGCGGCCGGCCACCGTCAGGTCGTTGTTGACGTAGACGGGTGCTGCCGGCAGGCTTTCCTCGCCACTTTCGCCATGGACGGCGGAAACGCTGTAGCCATAGGTCGTGCTTCCCGATCCGCCAAGCGGAACGGCGCCGAGACCAGCAGGCGCTGCGATCTTCGGCGCGAAGGTGACGACGGTGAGTGTCCAGTTGTTGTCGGCGAGCCCCGCCAGCTTGCGCACGGGATAATCGGGATGGCAGATATACATCACGTCCGCCTCCTGCACGAACACCAGCTCGTCGAGCGCGGTGTGCACATAGGGCGTCGTCACCTCGTAAGGTGTGGCGCCGGAGAGAACGAGCCCGCCGTCCCGGAAGACCCGGAAGTAGAGATGGCCGAATTCCAGCACGTAGGATTGCTCGGTGTTGAACTGGAAAGGGATCAGCCGCGCCTTGTTGGCGCTCGCCTTGACCTCGCGAATAAAGGCGAGACCAGCGCGGTTCGATGCGCCCCCATGCGGATTGATGAAGAGGTTGAGCGCCGTCTTCAGCCCGCTGCCGTATTTCGCCTGGTCGACGCGCGCCCAGAGCGCCGGTGACAGTTCGCCGCCCCCGAAGGACGGCTGGTAGGCGCGCAGTTCAGCCATTCGCCCGCCCTCCCGTCAGCCCGTCCTGATCGTCAGTGCCGTTCCAGGCCTCGTTGGCATCCGCGGTCTGGGCAAGCGCCTGCATGCTGTTGGCAAGCTGGAGCGCATCGGCGCGAACCTGCGGATCGCGCGTCAGCGGCATGGCGAGGCGCACCGCGAGATGCCAGGAAAGCCCATCGACGAAAAGCGGCGGATATTTCGTCGGATCGATCAGCCGTTCCGTGAAATTCAAATAGGCGGGCGAAACATTGCAATAGATCACGCCGCCCTCGGCGTCATAGGCATGCCCGCCGGCAGAGGTAGACGCAGAACCGGAAAAGACGCCGCCGACGGAAGCATCGCCCGTCACGTCGAGCGCCGAACGAATGCCCCTGATCGCCAGGCAGTCGACCGGCCGGTCATAGGCATAGGCCCACTCCCCCGGCCGATCGCTCTCGATTTCGGCAAGAGACCGTGTCCTGCCGGCAAATCGCCAGGGATAGGCTTGCAGCAGCGCATCCCGCGCCGGCGCAAAGAAACGATTGCAGGCGCGCGCCTCCACCGTCGGCTCGCTCAGCGCATTGATGCTGTCCTTGCCGATGGAAGCGAGCGCCAGATTGCAGATTGAAATAATGGATGTCATCTCGGTCAGCCCCGTGGTTGGCCGACCTTAAGGTGAGAACGGTTGTTGCGGTGAAACGCCAAAAGAGCCTCATCCTGAGGTGCCCCGCAGGGGCCTCGAAGGACGAGGCGGGTGCTCGGCGTCGAGCATGCACAATGCGACCTTTCCCTCGGATTTTCGTGCAAAAACTCCCAAGACTGTGACCTCCGTAGCTTTACTTATCCCAGCCCTCACCTATGGAAATCTGTCATATCGATCGAATAGAAAGACGCGCTAGATAAGCACGTCAGCACGCGGCGCGGCCTCCCGCGCCCGTGATCTTGCCCAATTGCGCCGGCGACGGCGCAGACTTCCGCCTGCATCAACCCAACCAACCAAGGGAGCCATGCCATGAGCACAGTTACCACCAAGGACGGCGTCGAGATCTTCTATAAGGATTGGGGGCCGAAGAGCGCCCAGCCGATCATGTTCCACCACGGCTGGCCGCTTTGCTCGGACGACTGGGACACCCAGATGCTGTTCTTCCTTGAGAAGGGGTACCGCGTCGTCGCCCATGACCGCCGCGGCCACGGCCGCTCCACCCAGGTCGGCGATGGTCACGATATGGACCATTACGCCGCCGATGCCGCAGCCGTCGTCGAGCATCTCGATCTCCGCAACGCGATCCATGTCGGCCACTCCACCGGCGGCGGCGAAGCGACTCATTATGTCGCGCGCCATGGCCAGCCCCAGGGCCGCGTCGCCAAGCTCGTCCTCATCGGCGCCGTGCCGCCGGTCATGGTCAAATCCGATGCCAATCCGGGCGGCCTGCCGATCGAAGTCTTCGACGGCCTGCGCAGCCAGCTCGCCGCCAACCGCTCGCAATTCTATCGCGATCTTCCGGCAGGCCCCTTCTACAGCTTCAACCGGCCGGGCGCGAAAGTCTCCGAGCCGATCATCAACAATTGGTGGCGCCAGGGCATGATCGGCGGCGCCAAGGCGCATTACGACGGCATCAAGGCCTTTTCGGAAACCGATTTCACCGAAGATCTGAAGATCATCACCGTGCCGACCTTCGTCATGCACGGCGACGACGATCAGATCGTGCCGATCGCCGATTCCGCCCTGCTCTCGTCCAAGCTCCTGCAGAACGCCACGCTGAAGGTCTACGAGAAATTCCCGCACGGCATGTGTACCACTCACGCTGACGTCATAAACGCCGACCTCCTCGCCTTCATCAAGGGCTGAGTCGTAAAGAACCGGGCGCCGATGAGGCGCCCGGTTGGCGGCGCAACCTGCATCCGGTTGCGTCAGAATTGGCCTTGCACCGCCGGACCTGGGATCAGACAGTTAGCCCGCCCGTGCAGCTTGCGCCTGTGCGATCATCTCTTACCCTGCTTCTTATAGGCGCTGGCGCGCATCAAGACGCACCGCTTGCCGTCAGGGCTGCGGGAGCGAAATCCGTCTTCAGGCGATCGAGTTCGACGAGCATGCGGCTTGTCACGCGTTCAATACTGGTATCGGAACTCAATTGGCCGGCGGCCCGACTGGCCGTCTTCAGTGCGCCGATAGCGGTGGCCAGCGGCAAACCGAAACCAAAGTTGAAAAATTTGTCCCGGCGCTTTCGCAGGGCGTAGACGAAACGCCGCTTTCCCCAAAAGAAGCTCATCAGCCATTCCAGCGCGTTGGATGGCCCAAGGCGCTGGAAATCGATGTTGAGATCAAGCACGCTTGCCCAGTCCTGCCATTTGTTCCGATGGTTCGGGTCGTGCGGCAAGATGGCCTTCCACGGCACCCGCAAGGCATCTGCGATGATGACGCCATGCATGGCTTCGGAAACCAGGAGCTCCGACGACAGCATGTGCTCCAGCACGACATCGACGTCCCATCGCGGATCGATGAAGTTGATGCCGAGCTTGTTGCAGATCTTTTCCCAGCTGCCGAACATGGCACTTTCGTAATGCGGCATAAAGGAAACGCGAAAACGCTTTTCATATTGCGGAAGCGTGACGGCCCTGATGAGGATGCCGGAATCACCGACCGCCATATCTTCAGGCAGATTCAGGGCTGCTGCAGTATTCTTGCCGCGCACAAAATAAAGCTTCCATGTCTCGTCGATGGCCGGAAGCGCCGAATATCCGGCATAGCCTGCTCCGAATACAACTTTCTCCGCATTGGCCGGGTGGCTGTCGTAGAGAACAGAGCCGATCCCGAGAAACAGTCTTTCATCATTTTCAGTGAAGAAACCTCCGGGCAAAAGCTTCGGCCAAAGCCAATGATTCAGCTGATCCCCGAAATTGGAAACTTTACTGAAAGCGAACATTTTCATCGAGATCCCCCCATCTCAAAGCCCGCCCTGAACGTCAGGACAAGCAAATTCCATCAACTATAACTCCCGCCGACATATTGATCGGCCCCCCACTCTTATTGAATGCATAGGAAATGCCTCCAGATAAGAGGCTCTGGCTGTAATCCCTCAATATCCACAGAATTGTAAATTGAAATCATACTAGCTGGCGAGTATCGACTACCTGTATTTTACAGCGAGATAAACAAGCTTTTCCAAAGAAGGTAAACCGATAAAAAGCAACTTAAAATTTAAGTCGGGAAAATCCCACCAACTATATTCCGGGCTCAATATTGATTGGCCGACACCATCATCGAAGGCGCGGAATAAACCCAAAAGGAGTGGCGAGCGGCCCATGGGGCGCTCGCCACTCCTTTCAGTTTGCACTTACAGAAGTATAGGTCAGTAATTCCGCTGGCTGCGGATCGTTATTCTAGCTGAACTTCTCGGAACGCGATCTTGACAGCTGGATCAACCAGATAATCGATTGGCGGTCAGTCAGAAATAGCACTGCCGTATAGATGACCATCCCGGCGCTGATTGCAGTAACGAGGCGCAGAATCACATTGTGAATTGACGCAAGCCCGTATGTCGCGAGGCAGTAGCACGCAATTGCCATGATCAAGGCAGCCATGAGTGGCCGCAGAATCGCCAGCCCCGCGTCAGCCAATGAGCACTTGGTATGCGGTTCGATCAGCTTGATCTGATA